TAATTAACATTGCAGTTCGTAATAGTTATTCATTAAAGCAATGTTTAGATCATGCTTATAATGATATTAAAGATAGGAAAGGTCAGATGATTGATGGCATCTTTGTTAAAGAGTCTGATAACCATGACCCCGATAGTATTGGAAATAGACTTTAAAAAGTCTTGACAATGTAGGAAACTCTGTGGTAAACTCCGCAGTTCATTTAATATAAACCCAAGAGGAAAATGTTATGGCAGTTATAGAAGGCACAGCTTACTACGCTCACGTTACTACACCCAACACTAAGTATGAGCCGGTGTATAGTATTAATTTAGAAGTAGACGAAGTAACCGCCGCTGACTTTAAGTCACGGGGCTTTACTGTTAAGCAGCTACCTGAAGGTCAGCAAACACTTGTTATTAAACGCAAGGTTTCTGCACCTAATGGTGGAGAGCGCGATGCTCCTCGCTTAGTAGATAAGTTTAAAAATCCACTTGATTGTAAAGTTGGTAATGGTTCTCATGTTAGAGTTCAGTATAAAGAGTGGGAAACTAGTAACAAGTATGGAGACTTTAAAGGTTTAGATTTTCAAGCCTTGCAGGTTATTAATTTAGTCGAGGGTGCTGTAGCTGACGGTGCTGAGTTTGAATCCGAATCAAACATAGAGGATGAGTTGTAAAAATGAATGCTAAAACTTACACTAAAGACGATGTTATTTACGAGATAGCTATGCTATCCGCTGAAGCGCAGTCTATCTTTGGAGTATTAGTTGTAGCTAAATCCAAATTGGATCAGGCCACGTTAGAGGAAACTCTAGCGCGGTCTGCTGCATTACATTTAATATCAGAGTTAGACAAGCATCTTATAGATGATGCAATTATTGAGTCCCCAACCAATGAGGAATAATTATGGGAACTTTTGTAAAGTTCAAACAGCCGTGTCATGTCTGTGGCGGGAGCGATCCAGTAGCAGTCAATGATAATGGCAGCGCAAAATGTTTTAGCTGTGGTAAATTTTTTCCTAAATATAGTACATCGGAAGTACAACAAGATACAATAAAGGAACTATCAACGTATCGAAGGAATATTAAAATGGAAAATGATTTAGAGTTTGCAAGTCCAGAGCTAATTAAATTCAATGCTTTAACAGACAGGAAAATAAGTTTAAATACAGCCAAACACTACGGAGTTAAATCTAGTGTTGATTCAACTGGAACAATTAGTAATCACTACTATCCTTACTTTAATGGACATGAGTTAGCAGCTACTAAAGTTCGCAGTCCTTCTAAAATGTTTAAGTGGCAAGGCGATCCAAAAGAAACAGGACTATTTGGACAGCATTTATTTAAAGGTGGTGGTAAGTACATTACTATTACTGAAGGTGAGTGCGATGCTATGGCAGCATATGAAATGCAAGGCAGCAAGTGGCCTTCTGTTTCTGTTAAGAGTGCAAGCAACGCAGTTAAAGATGTTAAACATAGCTTAGAATTTTTAGAATCTTTTGATTATGTTGTTATTAATTTTGATAACGATAAACCCGGACAGGAAGCGGCAAGTAAAGTAGCTAAACTTCTTACTCCCGGTAAAGCAAAAATACTTAGGATGCCCGAAGAATTTAAAGATCCTAATGATATGTTACGTCAGGGCAGACAGTCTACTTATGTTACTTGTTTTTGGGACGCTAAAACTTATACACCTTCAGGCGTTTTAATTCTTTCAGATCAGTTTGAAGCCTATCAAAAATTGCGGCAAGAATCTCGCGCATCTATTCCTTACCCTTGGAAAGGTCTTAACTACAAACTAGAAGGTCTTAGATCCGGTGAGTTAGTTACACTTACTGGAGGTACTGGGTTAGGCAAGTCTAGTGTTACTAGAGAACTAGAACATTGGCTTATCAATAACACCAAAGATAACGTAGGGATACTAGCCCTTGAAGAAAACTGGGGCAGGACTGCGGAAGGTATATCATCTATTGAAGCTAATGCTCCTCTTCACTTGGATAGAGTAAAAGAAAAGTATACAGGAGAAGAGTTAGACGGTTTCTTCAAGAAAGTTTTTATGGGTGAGAATGAAAAAAGAGTTTGTCTCCACGCTCACCACGGCGTTACCAATGTAGATGAGATATTTTCTAAGCTTCGTTATATGATCATAGGCTTAGATTGTAAGTGGATAGTTGTTGACCACTTGCATATGCTAGTTCTTTCTATGTTAGAGGGCGATGAGCGTAAAGCAATTGATGGTATAATGCATCGTCTTAGAACTATGGTAGAAGAAACAGGGTGCGGAATGATACTTGTCTCGCATCTAAGAAGGGTTGAAGGTAATCGGGGCCATGAGAATGGAATAGAAACAGGGCTTTCTCATCTTAGAGGTAGTCAAAGTATTGCTCAACTAAGCGATTGCGTTATATCTTTGGAGCGCAATCAACAGTCCGAAGATGCACTGGAAGCGTCTACAACTAAAGTTAGAGTTTTAAAGTCTAGATACACAGGGGATGTTGGAGTAGCCACACGGTTACTTTATTGTTCTGCAACTGGTAGACTTCAAGAAATTGACCATCACGATATAGACGAGTTAGAGCTATGAATATATTATTTGATATAGAAGCTAATGGTTTAGAACCGACTGTAATTTTCTGCATCGTAGCTATGGATGTAGATACAAAAGAAATATATTCTTTTGATA